GCTAATTCAATGTCAATTTTTATCTTTCCTGTAGCAGACAGACTAGCATCTTTCTCGTTAGCCTCTATCATAGGATATTCATTCACACCATCATAAACAGGGGCTATATTATATAAGTAGCCTGTCGAAGAAGATCCGGGCAACTCCCCTGATACTGTATCCGCAGTTAGTGTAATGTTATAATCTAAATTGGGGAGTATAAACCTATCGATGTACACCCCTGACAATGGGCTAAATAATCCATTAAAATATTTATGGTCTACATAATGAAACATATATGGCTCTTGATCGACACCCATATTCAATACGACCTGTTCCCCTAACGGAGTAAAACTTATTTTTTCAGGTAAGGGAGATTGAAGTTCGTGCTGATACCCAACACCAAACATATTGGTATACCCATTGTGTCCTGTATTTAGATGCTGAGTTAAAGAGCCATTAGATCTCCAAACAATACCTCTTCTATTGCAGTAGCATATCCATTGGCTACCACCTGAAATTTTTGAATGTGTCCATTGGTAGAGGCTATTAATACCCCTATCTGTAAAAGTACCTGCAAGGGAAGAACCCTCTCTTCTTCTGAGGACTCCTGCTTTACTTATATCAAAATTGGAAGTTTCAGGCGAGTAGATCGCCTCTAAGTCTTCAGGGTCTGCGTAAGTTACTAGACCACCAAATACAGGAACTTTGATCGTTGCCATTAGATTTCATTTCTTAAAACTATGTCTGCAACAACCATCTGCCCTGATCCTGTTCCCTTACCACTTACTTGTTGCCTGACTAATTCTCGATTATCATAATACCTTTGCATAAAACGATCTGCTAAGTCAAATTCTTTCTCGTTTTCAGCGACACAAGATTTTGCATAATCAACTAAGTATATATGATAAGGACTCGGGATCTGAGGCATATTTCTTTCCTGATCTTGCCATAAGAAAGTATCTGAAGATGCCACCGCTCTAGCACTTAAACCATACTCATCCCAATTTGCATTGATTGTAGCAATCGTGTTATTTGTTTTTTGCAAGTTATAGGCATCGTCAATCGTTCTGATAACCTCATTCTGTTTAAACATTGTGCCGGGTGTTGTTGTTTCAACAATATCTTCCTGAGTGAAAGTTGTGTTATCAGGAATGCCACCATCAGGGATTCCGCTAACTCCTATAAAACGATTATTGCTATAAGATGTATAAGTTAATGTGATAGCCCCACTTGTAATTGAGCCACTACTATCCAATTTATCAAAATTAACTTGATTGCTAGGAGATATATCAAATGTGTTGTCGGATCGACCCTTACTACCATTACCCTTTGACATCATACTAATTGTAGTTCTTGTCGTTTCTCTAATATCCTCTCCCTTAACAACATTCTTTAGTGTTAAAACACCTCTAGTTAAATCGTTCTCATCATTATGTACAATTCCTGTAGCACCTGATGTATCCCCCTGTACTTGAGTTCCTTTTTGAAAAAACCCATTATCTAAAGTTTTATAATTTAATTTATAATATACCTCTGTTGATGCGGATTGAGGTTGTGCTAGATATTGAAAATTAACTACCCCATCTGAAGATGGATGAGGGATAAGCATCATTTCTCCACCTGCTACTAAATAATATAAAGGTTCTCCTTTATGCACACTACCTGAACGATCCAATCGGTTCATCTGTTGTCTAAATGTTTCCAAGATAACATCATTATATTGAACCGCAGATTTAAATTCTAAAAAATCATATGGTAGTTCCATCGTATTGTCCAGAGCATTAACAATAATACTTTGATCTTTTATATAACACTTAGTGTAATAAGCTAAGTCTCTTTCAGCCTCTTCAAGAAATTTTCTAGCAATCGCTTTATTATGAGGATTTGTACCAAATTGCAAAATGGTTCTATCGACTAATTCGCCCCAAGTCATCGTGTACTCTTCTGAGTTAAGTCCATATTACCCACCTTTTCATTTAAAGCATTTATAATGTCAAACGCTCTGCTCTCCATTGCTTGAGAACGCTCCATTTCGCCATCAGATGCTAGTAACTCTGACGAGGCGAAGTAGGATATAGCCTCATGCGAAACAGAGGCAAATTCAGGCTCTTGACCTGATATCTGAAAAACCCGATTAGGCTTTCTGTAGTAGACTAAATATATAGTACCAAACTGATATAAATTATTTGGCAGGATATCATAAGCCACCTCGTTTGCATTAGAAGAAATAATCGTACCTGTTCTTACAAAAACAGGACTATCCCCACTTGGTGTATACATATAGCTATTATTTAATTCATACCTACCTAACTGATCGGTAATATGAATCCATACAATATCATCATCGATTAATGCCCCTCTATCCGCAAAGGTATTTGGCAGTAAAAATGCAGAATCAATCTGATCAAATGCAAGTTCGTAACCTACAATGCTTGTTAAATTATTTGATGTTAAGTCATCTAAAGTAAAGCGACCATCCTTAATATAATTATCTCCGCTATCATCTGAAGATGATGTAGACAACCCTGTTGTAATTTTCTGCTCATACAATAATCGTGAAAGATATTTCTTGTCTAACAGAGCAGGGATCTTTTGAACCGCTCCATCTATTGCTCTTGCAATATCATCATTAGAATAGATATTAGCATCTTTATCTTCAATGTATAATTGTATATGACTTTTTATTTCGGATATTGTCACTTCTTATACTTTTTTTTCTTTTTCTTAATTTTCTTTTTTAAGATTTTATAATAATGTTTATTCATAATCATACTCTCAGGGGGATGTTTAAACACCCCCCTAAGATCAGCTTAACAAGAATTAAGAAGTTGCTCCGATTCCGTGAAATCTACCAACTGCCTTAGACCTATTTGAACATACTAACTGTCCCATCCAAAGAATGTGACCTGTCTTAGCATCTTGGTTAACAGGTGCTTTAAAACCTGTGAAACCAAAGTTTGCTTTACGACTATGTTTCATCTGTAAATAGTCTTCGTTGATAAAGTAGACTTCTCCATCAGGACAAGATTGATCTACGACAACATCTACACCTCTCCACTTCATTCCAAGAAAGCCACCATCTGCAACTTCAGAAGAAGCCATAGTTGGAGTTCTTTTCTTATCTGAGAGATAGTCTTCCATTGCATCGAAAAATACCTGTGTGCAAATTATAAGAGATGGTTTATCGCCTGAGTCCTTAGACATATTAGCGAAACCTGATCTCATAATCGCAGGGATACCTGCTTTTAAGTTTGCAAAAGTATCGTAATCCGTACCTGTATCTGTATCAAAACATCCTTTCCACATTGAATATTTATTCGAGTTTGCGGTTGGATCGATATTGCCTAACGCATCTGATTGATGTGCTATCGCAGGTAGCGATACAAATGTGCTTGTCGCATCAGCACCTGATACACCATAAAGAGCATCTGAAAATTTCTTAGTTAAAGACTTTTCAGCGTTCTTCATTTTAGCACCAAGTAGATCGATTAGCTTTTCAGGGTTATCGTTTACTCTTTCTTCAAAACCTGAGATAGACACACTCGCATAAGCCTGACTCCAAGAGTACAGAGCCTCATGTGCGAATTCATCCGGTGCAACATCTAGTTGACCATACTTAGAATAGAATCCTAGTGATGTGTTATCGAAAGTTTCAATCGGTTGATGTATAGCATTACCACTCGCATTAGGCTTTGATTTGCCTAGCAAACGAGATAGTAAAATGCTCTTCTTTTTAATATTATCTACGAGCTTAGGTACATACTGCTCTTTCGTCAACGCAGTTAACGAAGCGTAATCATATGAACCACCCGGAGTGATATTTGCCATTTAGTTACCTTATTCCAATTCAGCTACCCATTAGTTTGTATTTATTTAAAGCAATTTCCCCAATTTCATCATAGTTCTGACCCATACGGATTGGCTCTTCACGAACCCCCTTATTAGTCGTAGTGACCTCTGTCTGTTTCTTGAGTTCCTCTGCTTTCTTTACTTGTTCAATCGCTTGAAGTAGTTTTGATTCTCCGTTAGCAGTTGCATTAGCAAAAATAAAAGCATCTTCTAAAGACAAACGCTTTTCGATAGCGAGATTTAACACCTCGTTTACCGCCTCTTGATTGTTATTTAACTCAGGATGATTATTAATAAGATCAGCGATATCCTTATCCACTCTTTTCTCTGTCTCCATTCTCAGTATCTTATCCTCTAATTCCTGTAGTCTATCAGGGTTTTCTACTTTCTCTTCTGCAATAGATTTGTTATCTACAACTTCTTCTTGCAATGACTCAGACTCTTTCAGCAAGTCGAACAACTTATGGTCTTCCCCTAACGCATCTTTCACATCATTATCTAATAAGGTGTTTAAACGATCTCTTAGCGAGACTATTTGCTTACGCTCATCAGACAATTCCTGTGCTTTTTGCGTGTTGGATTTCTGCCATTCCGTTTTATTCGTCAATGCCTCAATTCCAAGCCGAAGATCGTCTTCAGAATACTCTTGTCCATTATGAGTAAACTTATAGACCTCTTCCGTTGGAGAACTTTCTTCTTCAGACTTTGGTTGCTCTGCTAGAGTCTCTTCTGATTCAGGGGATGTCTCCTCTCCCTCCGGGTTAGGCTGAACTTCAGGTGCTTTTTCCTCAGTATCTAAGGTCATAGATGGACTTTCGTCTTCTTCCTTGAATAGTGAAGATACTTGATCCTCGTTTAGTTCAACTCCGTAATTAAAATCTTCTAATAATACATTTTCTTTTGACATAATTAACTATCCTATTTTGTTATAGATTCCTATCTCATCCACTTAGTTCTTGCTCTGCATCTGCAACTAAATCAGGATTGGACTTTAATTTGCTTATCATCTGCTCCCGATTAGCACCAAACCGACTCATATCAGGGGCAACCGCTTGAGCCTGTGCCTGTTCCTGCATCATCTGTTGTTGTTGCATCTGTTGTTGTTGAGCCATACGCTCTAACAAGAGATCCTTTTGTGGCATATTTAAGTTTTCTATAATGTATAGAGGATCAGTAACTACACCCAACTGAGCCAATTGCATTATCTTATTTTCCATGAACTGCTTGTTCTCAGGCAGAGTTGAGCCTACTCTTACTCTTACCATAATATCTTTTTCTTTAAACAACATACCTACTACAGATCGGTACTCCATTCGACCTGATGAATGCAAATAAGGAACATTAATCATTTTTGTTCCAAGTTGTTTAAACATCGTCAACCATAGCTGACCTAAATTTTGTAATGCTAATTCAATATTTCTTGCTTTGTAATCAATCTTAGAACTACTTGCCTTTTGAAGTAGATCTGCCTGTACCCCACTTGTTACATTCGTATCTGCTTTACCCTGAGTTGATTTATTAACCCCTGATATTGTCTCAAACATATCCAATAGTATCTGATACAGGTTAAATACATAGGTAGGCATTCCGGCAGGTTGTACCATATTAACCTGACCTGCTCCCCTTTTACGGATAATTTGTCCGGGCTTATTATGTATTTGGTCTTGTACATCAGCGGTCATATCGACCACCCAACTTGGATTAGCCATTTGGCTTACATTATCGGCTACCTGAGAGGTAATCCTATCCATAGCTAGGTTTAAATGCTTTAATCTTCTTGGCTCAGGTCTTCCCCAAAACTGATGAGCCGAGCCGAAATTTTTCATATGGATAAATGGGAACGGATTATTGATGTGGTTCTGTTGATTAAAGAACGGATATTTAGATTCCCCATCAAATAATAATACATTACCTGCTACACATATTTTACGGACTCCATCATAAGGTTTATGCTCATCCTCGTTTAAATAGTTCTTAGAACCATCCCTCATGTAGCACTCTAACAACAACACGGATTCTTCCTGATCCTCAAAGGCTTGTTGCTTTGATTTGTATAAATCAGATGCCCCACTAGAGTCTGTAACGACAACAGGTCTTTCCCCTGTACCTTGCTTTGTAGTTATACCTTGCGATTTAAATTGAGATAAATCTCTATCACTACCTACATACTTACCCATTTTTGGGTACATTTTGCGAACCTCATATAATGGAGTAGGACTTGCATATATAATCCATTCAGCATTTTCTAGCTTAGTTGCTGATGGGTTTACAAAAATCGTATACGGATCAGCTACATCGCAATCAGGTAAGTCATCATATTGGTTATACGATATCTTTAAAAACCCTGTGCCATATATTAGGTAGTCAAGCAACAACTCACTTATTGTTGTCTGCATATCTCTTAACTGCCAAAACTCATCCATAACCGCCTGTAAAGTCTCAGACATTTTCTGATCAATGGGATCGTTCCCTACCGCCATAACATCTAACTTAGGTTGCCTACTATTTAAAATAGGAATCATTGTATCTATCGCAGACCCGATCAGGTCGATTGTTAATTTATTTTTAAAATCAGGGACATTCGCACCTTCCCAATGGTGTCCGTGATATAATGCCTCAGCCTCTCGCCATTCCTGAACAATTTCTTCTTTGGTTTGCCTAGCGAGTTCAAACATACCATATACCTTTGAAATCGTTTTTTCATCTTTTTTAGATGGATTATAATCTGATTTAGGGTCACTACTCGTATACATATTATGCTCTCGCCATATTGGTTCTTGTTACAATGTCTATCGCTGAATCAGGGAAGTCATCTAATGCCATCTGCATTAGCAACATATCGCTACACACCCTAGCAAATGATTCGGCTTGATCTTCGTTTAAACTGCTTTCAATAAACTTAAACTCAGCTACTTCTTCAGGGGTAATCTCTCCATCGTCTTCCCATTTACCTGTATGAAAATTATATATCTGTTTAACTAATTTGCTCAAGAATGACCTACTGCAATCGTTCCATTATTATCATTTTGTAAATCCTCAATGGCTTTTTGAAACCAATCTACCTTTTC